AAGACGTAACTAAGTATTGTGTTCCAAAACTATTAGAAATCAGTATGGTTTCTGGAGCATTTCAAGTTGGCGAAAAAGTTATTGGTAGACTTTTGAATACTGGTTTAAATCCAGATTTGAGTAATACTTCACCTCGAATAACTTTTAGAGTAGCACAATCAAACCATAGAGAAGGTCCATACAATCTTCCAACAGTGACATTTGCAAATAATCCATACACAAGTCAACCATTATCTGGAACTTACTCATCAACATCAAACATTCTTAATGTAGACACTTTTTCTCTAGCAAGTCAAGCCCAAGGTGAGTTTGGTGGGTATATAGAGTCTGGTATGGCTTTAATTGGTCAAACAAGTGGAGCAAGAGCAACAATCACCAATGTTAGGTTAATCTCAGATTTATCTGCAACATTAATTGGTAGTTTCTTTATTCCCAATCCAAACAATGTAAATCACCCTAGATTTGAAACTGGAACTAAGACATTTACTCTTGTTAATGACGAAAATAATAATCAAGATCTTGCAACCACAGTTGCAGAGGAAGGATTTTCTGCATCAGGAACTCTTGAAACAGTTCAAGAAAATATTATTTCTGTTCGTAATGCTAGAGTTCAAAATAGACAAGAATTTGAAAGTAGAAATGTTAACAGAAATTTAGGAACGCAGGTTGTAGGAAGCAATGTTATTTCTCAATCTTCAAGACAGGTTGTGATTGGGTGGTATGATCCGTTAGCACAATCATTCTTAGTTGAAGATGAGACTGGTGTATTTGTCACTAAGTGTGATGTCTTCTTTAGATCAAAAGATGACATGGATATCCCAGTCGTTTTCCAATTGAGAACAATGGAAAACGGATTCCCTACACAAAAGATTTTACCATTCTCAGAAATTGTTCTTGATCCAGATCAGGTATTGATATCAGCGGATGGATCAGTTGCGACCACAATTGAATTTAAAGCACCGGTTTATTTGGAGGGTGGAAAAGAGTATTCTATTTGTTTAGCATCTAACTCTACAAAATATAGTGTTTATGTATCTAGAATCGGTGAAAATGATTTATTAACTCAAACATTTATTTCCAGTCAACCATACTTAGGATCATTGTTCAAATCACAAAATGCTTCTACTTGGGAGGCAAGTCAGTGGGAAGATCTTAAATTTACTATGTATAGAGCTGACTTTTTAACCTCAGGGTCTGTTGAATTTTACAATCCAGAACTATCAGAGGGTAATAATCAGGTAGCAACGTTATTACCAGATTCTTTAATCTTAACTTCTAGGAAAGTTAGAGTTGGTCTTGGAACAACCATAGGTGATTCTGGTTATGTTTTAGGAAATACATTTTCTCAACTTGGAACAAATGCAACTGGTGATTTAGTTGGAGTTGCTGGATCTGCTACTGGAACTTTAACAGTCTCTAATGCGGGTATTGGTTATACTCCTTCTAGCGGGGGGCAAACCTTTAGTGGAGTTAATTTAGTCACAGTCACTGGAGATGGTAGGGGTGCTACCGCAAATATCACTATCTCTAATGGCGTTGCTGTGGCAGCAACTATCAGTGGTGGTGGATCTGGATATCAACTAGGGGATGTTCTTGGAATTACAACCATTGGTGCTGCATCTGTTGGAAGAAATGCTAGATTCACCATATCTGGGATCGGTCTAACAAGCGAACTTATCTTAGATAACGTCCAGGGTGATTTTGTTACCGGTGCTGGATTTACGATGAGATATACAAACAGCTCTGGTATAACAACAACATTAAATCTATCTGGTGTTGGTAATACTCAGGGTGGAGATGTAACTCCTACCGCAATTGTTGTAATAAATGACGGACTGCATGTTAAAGTTAATCATCAAAATCACGGAATGTATTTCAGTGATAATAAAGTCAAAATTGAAGGAGTGCTCTCAGATGTTAAACCAACAAAACTAACAGCAGCATATGATGCTTCCTCAACAGGTTCAATTGCGGTAACTGATTCTACTCAATTCTCTACTTTTGAAAATGTTGGTGTTGGAACAACAAATATTGGGTATCTATTGATTGGAAACGAAATTATTGAATATACATCGGTTAGTGGGAATAATATTGCTGGAAATATTGCAAGAGGTTTGAATCCACTTTCTTATCCTGTAGGAACACCTGTTTATAAGTATGAACTTGGTGGAGTAAACTTACAACGCATCAATAAGACACATGATCTAAATGATGTAACCATAAGCAATCCCATTACATTTGACTCATATCACATTAAACTAGATATGACTGCCCTTGATAATGATAATGATGATAGGAGTAATGATGTTGGTTATCCAGCACTATATCTTAATAGAACGAAATCTGCAGGCGGATATAATGTAAAAGCAACTCAAAACATGCCTTTCGAAATCATCACTCCAGTGGTTCAAAATGTCACTGTTCGTGGCACAAATCTAACAGGAGAAGTGAGAACGATTACAAGTAAGAGTATAAGTGGAAATGAAATTCCATATGTTAATAATGGATTTGAAGTTATATCTCTTAATCAGGCAAATTATCTTAATAGTCCAAGAATGATCGCATCAAAAGTTAATGAGGATACAAAACTTACTAATATTACGGGAGCAAAATCCCTTAATATGAAACTATTAATGACTACAGTAGACACTAGAGTCTCCCCCGTCATCGATGCAGAAAGAGTGAGTGTTGTTCTCACATCAAATAGAGTGAATCAAGTTATTACAAATTACGCTACGGATAGTAGAGTAAATGGAATTGATACGGATCCAACAGCGTGTCAATACATCTCCAAAGAGATCACATTAGAAAATTCTGCTTCTTCTATTAAGATTTTGGTATCTGCACATGTTAATCTAAACTCTGATTTTAGAGCCTTCTATGCAATTGGAAATGCTCCGGGATTTAATCCAATCTTTGCTCCATTCCCTGGATATTCTAACTTGAATACTAGAGGTCAAGTAATCGCGCAGCAAGATAATAATGGTGAATCTGATGTATTTGTATCAAAAACAAATACATATGGATTTTCGAGTGATGGAATTGATTTTAAAGAATATGTATTCACAATAGATAAACTTCCAGCATTTAGGTCTTATAGAATCAAACTATTACTGACTTCAACAAGTCAAGTTTATGTTCCAAGAATAAAAGATTTAAGGGTTATTTCTCTTGCTTAATATGGAAAACTATGGAGTGGAGGGTCATGCTGATTTAGCGAGAGATCCTCACACAAATTCAATCATTAATGTTAATAGATTAGATTATGAGCAATATGTTTCTAGGAGAGCAACAAAAGAAGAAAAGAATCAACACATACAAACTATCGAGGATGAAGTTGCTAATATGAAAGATGATATTAATGAAATTAAATTTTTACTCAAGGAGTTACTCAATGGATCCAGATAAAATAGAGTTAGAAAATTTAAATAAAAGTTTTGAGTATTTTAAATATGCTTTGGAAATAGACAATATTGATGATATTGAGACTTTAAAAAATATTGCAAAATCATATTATAAACTGTATCTTAAGCAACAAGAAGTTTTATTTAACCTAACACCAGATTTATGATTAGTCTAATCACTATATCATAAATATTTTTAAGAGTAAAAGTATAAATGGCACAACCAGCAAGTAGAACAGAATTAATTAGTTATTGTAAAAGGCAACTGGGAGCCCCTGTGCTGGAAATAAATGTTGCTGATGAGCAAGTGGAGGATCTTGTTGATGATGCCATTCAATATTTTAATGAGAGGCATTTTGATGGTGTAGGACAAGTTTTTTTAAAGTATCAAATAACTCAAGCAGATATTGATAGGGGGAGAGCTCCTGGAAACAATTCAAATGTTGGTATTGCGACAACAACAGCGACAGCAACTATTGTAGGAACTGCCACAACATTTTCATATAAAGAGAATAGTAACTTCTTACAGGTCCCTCCTTCAGTTATTGGAGTCACTAAAATTTATCATTTTGATGGAACAAATACCACAACAAATAATATGTTTAGTGTCAAATATCAATTATTTTTAAATGATATTTACTATTTTGGATCAACTGAAATTTTAACATATGCAATGACAAAAAGTTATTTGGAAGACATTGATTTTCTTCTAACCACTCAAAAACAAATTAGATTTAATCAAAGACAAAACAGACTGTACTTGGATATTGATTGGGGTAGCGTACAAGTTAATGATTATATAATTATTGATTGTTACCGTACATTAGACCCAAACGATTATAGTAGAGTTTGGAATGATCCTTTCTTAAAAAGATATTTAACTGCTTTGATTAAACGACAATGGGGTCAAAATTTAATTAAGTTCCAAGGAGTCAAATTACCTGGTGGAATTGAGTTAAATGGAAGACAGATTTATGATGATGCACAAAGAGAACTTGAGGCGATTGCAGAAAAAATGTCGTCTACTTATGAACTTCCTCCGCTTGATTTTATAGGATAATCAAATGTTAAATCCTTTTTTTCAGCAGGGTTCACTTACAGAACAGGGTTTAATACAAGATTTAATTAATGAACAACTTAGAATGTATGGGGTAGAAGTTCATTATCTACCAAGAAAATATCTTACAGAAAAAACAATTATAAAAGAGGTTATACAATCATCTTTTGTGGATGCATATCCCATAGAGGCATATATTGAAAACTTTGATGGATACGCTGACAATACAACAATTTTGTCTAAATTTGGAATTCAACAAACACAGGAACTAACACTCACTATCTCTAGGGAGAGATTTAAGAATTATATTTCTCCTTTAATCAAAAATAAATCAAATATTAAGTTATCTACCAGACCAAAGGAAGGTGATTTAATTTATTTTCCTTTAGGGGATAGATTGTTTGAAATTAAATTTGTTGAACACGAAAAACCATTTTACCAACTTCAAAAAAACTATGTTTATACGCTCAAGTGTGAGTTGTTTAGATATGAGGATGAAGTTATTGATACTAATGTAGCAGAAATTGATGATATACTATTGGGAAGTAATGTAGACGGATCAACTGAGGATGGAATATCAACTCTCCTTGGAGTTACTCAGACTTTAACTCTTGTCGGAACAGGAGTTACAGCAACTGCGGTCACAGGCATTGTGACCTCGAGTGGTATTAGATTAATCACTGTGACTAATAGAGGCGGTGGTTATACAAGCACTCCTAGAGTTGGTATCTCTTCTGCTCCAGCAGGGAAGGTAACTGGAGTGGCGACTGCTACGATGATATCTGGTATAGTCGTATGCACTGATAGCGCAAATTCAAATACACAATCTGTTCAGAGCGTTCAAATCATAAATCCAGGTGCTGGTTATACCGCAACACCAAAGATCAAGTTTATTGGAGGTGGCGGTTCTGGAGCAGCTGCTACCGCAACTTTAGGTGATGGGATAGTTGGTATTATCACTGTTACTGCTGGTGGTAGTGGATATTCTACATCTCCTTCAATTACTTTTACAAATCAAGTATTTTTATCAGGAGTCACTACTGTGGCGGCCGCTGCTACAGCGGTTGTAAGTACAGCAGGGACAATAACGGCAATTCGAAT